GGGGCGCGGTGCTGGCCATGGCCGCAGCCTGCCGGGCTCGACCCACGTGCGGCTGTCGAGCTGCTGCCGGTGATCGAGGCGGCGATGGTGCGCGCGGTCAACGCGCAGATCCGGGCGCAGGGCCCGCAATAGGCGTTTACGCCGTCCAACATCAAAAGATCGGGGGCCAGCAGCATGACCAGCGCGTCCAAACAGGTCACGGTTCGGCTGGCGGCCGAGGGCGGCCGGCAGGTCCGCGCCGAGCTCAAGGGCATTGGCGACGACGGCGCCACCGCCTTCCAGCGGCTGAGCTCGGAAATGGAAGCCGCCAATGCGCGCGCCGACCGGTTCTTCCGCCGGCTGCGGATCGCGGCGGCGGCCGGTGCTGCGGCCGTGGGGGCTGCGGCCACGGCGATGATCCGCAGCGGGCTGCAGATCGTCGACAGTCAGGCCAAGCTGGCGCAGTCGCTGGGCACCACCGTCGCCTCGATCCAGACGCTGGAGCGCGCGGGCGAGCTGGCGGGCGTGTCGATGTCGGGCATCGAGCAGGCCACCAAGGATCTGACGCGCCGTCTCAGCCAGGCCGCGGCCGGGACCGGCCCCGCCGCCGACGCGCTGGACAGGCTGGGGCTGTCGGCGACCGACCTGATCGCGCTGCCGCTCGATGAGCGTGTGGGGGCGATCAATGCGGCCATCGAGGACTTCGTCCCCGCTGCCGAGCGCGCGGCGGTGGCGGGTCAGCTTTTCGGCGAGGAAGGCTCTATCGCGATGAGCCGGATCGACACCGCTACGCTGCGCCAGGCGACGAAAGACGTGCGCGCCTTCGGCGTCGTGGTCTCCGCACAGGACGCCGCACAGATCGAACGGACCAACGATGCGATTTCGCGGCTGGGGCTGATCTGGCGCGGGCTGGCCAACCAGCTGGCCGTCGCCGCGGCTCCGGCGCTGGAGGCCGTGGCCGACGCGATGGCGGCACTCGCGGAGCGCAGCGGCCCGGTGGGGCGCGCCATCGAGCTGGTGCTGGGCAATCTCGACCGGCTGGCCGCGACGCTCGCGGCGACAGCAACACTGGTGGCCGGTCGCTTTGTTGCCGGGCTTGCGGCCGCAGCTGTCAGTGTGCGCGGGCTGGCCACGGCGCTGGCGCTGCTGCGCGGGGCGCTCATGCGGCTGCCCTTTGTGGCGCTGGTGATCGGCGCGCAGGAGCTGATCCTGCGCTTTGGCCGGCTGGTCGCGGCGGCGGGGAGTTTCTCCGATGCCCTCGATCTGCTGCGCGGCGTGGCGTCGGAGGTCTGGGATCGCATGGGCACCGGCGCGCGGGCGCTCGGGGCGACGGTGGCGGCAGCATGGGCCGGGATCCGCGCCAGCGTGGCAGACGGCGTGCAGGCCAGCCTGGATGCGGTGGCACGCGGCGCGTCGCTGATCATCAACACCTGGCGCGGGGCGTTCGCGGCCACGCAGGCGATCTGGTCCGATCTGCCGGCCGTGCTGGGCGAGGTCGTGACCGGTGCGGCCAATGCCATGGTGCGCGGCGTGGAGCGGTTGCTGAATGCCGTTATCGGACGCGTGAACCGCTTCATCGCGGGGATCAACAAGATGCTTGCCGCATTGCCGGCATGGGCCGTGGGCGACGGCGGGCTGCGCATCGGGGCGCTGGACGATGTCAGCCTCGGGGACCTCGAGAACAGGTTCGCGGGCGCGGCGCGTGATGCCGGCGGCCGGGCGGCGGAGGCGTCACGCAAGCCGTTCGAGCGCGGACTACCGAGATCCCCGATCTCGGGCTGGGGGCCTATGCCGAGGAGGCGCGCGCCACGCAGGACGCCCTGCGCGGCGTGGCCGAGGAACTGCGCGGGGCAGCAACCGGGCCGCTGGAGTCGGTCGCGGCGATCCGCGAGGTGCTGGCGCGGACATCGGAGGCGGCCGATGCGTCAGCGGACTCCGTCGCCGGGATCGGCGATGCTTTTGACGGGATCGCCGGCGGCACGGATGGGGCCTCCGGCACCGGTTCCGGCAGCAGCGGTGCCGCGGGACGTGCGGCCAACGCCGCCACGGAGGCCGGCAACACGATCGCGGCAGCCGGCGAGACGGCGGCGCGCGGCTGGGATGCGGTCTCAGAAAGCCTTCAGGGCTATGCTGACAGTGCGATGGAAACCGGCCGCCAGATCGGCGATGCGCTGGTCAGTGCGTTTCGCGGGGCCGAGGACGCGCTTCTGGCGCTGGTCACAAAGGGCAAGGTGGATTTTCGCGATCTGGCCAATTCGATCCTCGAGAACATCACCCGCATCGCGCTGCGCTCGGCGGTGCTCGGGCCCCTCGCCAACTGGCTGGGCGGCGCGCTTGGCGGAATCGGGGGCGGGCGTTGGAGGTAGCTTGGGCGGCAGCCTCACCGCAGCGGTGGCGCATTCGGGCGGAGTGATCGGTGTCTCGGCACTGCCGCAGCGGCAGGTGCCGGCCATGGCCTTCGCCGGGGCTGAGCGTTTCCATGGTGGCGGTTATCCCGGTCTCCGCCCCGGTTCTGGTGTTGCGGGGCCTTCGGCCCGACGAGGTCCCCGCGATCCTGCAGCGCGGCGAGCGGGTGCTGTCGCGAAGGGAGGTGGCCGAGACGCAGCGCGGTGCTGGCGGTGACCACGGCGGTGGCATCACCATTAACATGAGCATCAGCACGCCCGATGCCGACAGCTTCCGCCGCTCGCAGGGCCAGATCACCGCTGAGATGAGCCGCGCCATCGCGCGGGCGCGGCGCAACAGGTAGGAGCACAGATGACCGACTTTCACGATGTGCAGTTTCCGGCCACCATCGCCTATGGCGCCAGCGGCGGGCCGCGGTTCCTGACCGCTATTACCGCCACGCAGAGCGGGCGCGAGCAGCGCGTGGCGCAGTGGCAGCGCTCGCGCGGCGAATGGAACGTCTCGACGGGCATCCGCTCGCGCGCCGACGTCGCGGCATTCCTCGCCTTCTTCTACGCCCGGCGCGGCCGCGCGCACGGGTTTCGCTTCAGGGACTGGACGGATTTCCGGGCGGCCGGCCAGCTGCTCGGAGTTGGCGACGGGGAACGGACCGCGTTCCAGCTTGTCCGGCGCTATGACAGCGGCGGCGCGGTGCACGAACGCCGGATCACCAGGCCGGTCGCCGGAACCCTGACCGTTTACCGGGACAATACAGAAGTGACCAATGGCGTGTCGATCGATCACGCCACCGGAGTAGTGACCTTCTCGAGTGCGCCCGACGCGGGAACAGAGATCACAGCGGATTTCGAGTTCGACGTGCCGGCGCGGTTCGACACCGATGGCCGCCGATCTCACCGTCGAGACCTTCGAGATGCAGACAAGTGGGGCCGCATCACCGTGGTGGAGATCCGCGAATGAAGGTGATGTCATGAAGACGGTCTCCCCCGAACTGGCTGCGCATCTCGAGGGCGATGTGCTCACGCTGGCCACCTGCTGGCGGCTTGCCCGCCGCGACGGGGTGGTGTTTCGCGCCACCGATCACGATGGCGATCTCGAAGTCGAGGGCGAGACCTACCGCGCCCGCGCAGGGTATTCGCGCACCGCCGTTGGCCTCCGAGGCGGGGCTGGCGGTCGGCAATGTCGATCTCGAGGGCGTGCTCGACGATGCCGGGCTCGAAGCGGACGCGCTGCGCGCTGGGCTCTATGACGGCGCCGAGGTGCGGATCTTCGTGGTCAACTGGCAGGACCCGTCGCAGGGCACCCTCCGGCTGCGCCGTGGCTGGCTGGGCGAGGTCACGCTGTCGAGCGAGGGGCAGTGGCGCACCGAGCTGCGGGGCATGTCCCAGGTGCTCGCACAGCGGCTGATCGAGCCCTACACGCCGGACTGCCGCGCCGATCTCGGCGATGCGCGCTGCGGGGTGGAGATCGGTGACCCGCAATGGACACGGCCCGGGCTTGTCACCGCGCCGCTCGACGCGCTGTCGTTCACCGCGGCGATCGATATGGCTGATGACAGACCGGATGACTGGTTCGCCGGCGGCGTGATCCGGTTCACGTCGGGGCAGAACAGCGGCCGCGCCATCGAAGTGCGCGGCTCGGATCTGGCAACGGGCGATCTGGTACTGTCCTTCCCGCCGCCCTTTCCGGTCGGCACGGGCGACGCGTTCGAGATCTATCCGGGCTGCGACAAGCGGCTCTCCACCTGCATCGATCGCTTCGACAATGTGCTCAATTTCCGGGGCGATCCCTTCGTGCCGGGCACCGACAAGCTGACGGAGACGCCAAATGCCCGGTGAGCCAATGCATGATGAGCTTATGACCGGTGAGGAGATCGTTGCCGAGGCGCGCCGCTGGATCGGGGCGCGCTGGAGGCATCAGGGCCGCGGGCCGGCCGGTGTGGACTGCATCGGGCTGCTGATCGTGGTCGCAGATGCGCTTGGCGTGCCGCATCACGATGTGACGGGCTATGACCGGCGCGCGACCGGCACCAGGCTGCTTGCGGAGTTTGCCCGCGCGCTGAATCCGGTCGCAATGCCCGATGCGCGCCCCGGCGACATCCTGGTCTTCGCCGAGACGAGCTACCCGTGCCATGCCGGCTTTCTCACCAAACGGCACGGCGTCCCGCATCTCTGCACGCGCATGCGCTGCGGCGCTGCGTGCTCGAGGAGCCGCTGATCGAGCCATGGCTGTCGCGCCGGCGCGCGGCCTGGCGCATCCCAGAGGTGGTCTGATGGCGGTGCTGGCCATCGCCGGCGCCAGCGCGCTCGGCAGCACCGCGCTCGGGCTCGGCTGGCAGGCCGGCTGGCTGATCGGCTCGACCGTCGGCTCGCTCCTGTTCGGTCCCGACCAGCCGGATATCGAGGGCCCGCGGCTGCGCGATCTTTCCGTGACCTCCTCGGCCTGGGGCGCGCCGATTCCGCTGATCTACGGCACGATGCGCGCCTCCGGCAACGTGATCTGGGCGCCAGGGATCCGCGAGGAACGCCAAACCCGCAAGGGCGGCGGCAAGGGCGGCGGCGGTCAGCGCCAGACCACCTATGGCTACTACGCCTCCTTCGCGCTCGGCCTCGCCGAAGGCCCGGCCGGCGACCTCATCCGGATCTGGGCCGATGGCAAGCTCATCCATGATGCGCGCGGCACCAATCCGGACGTGTCGATCCCCGGTCTGGAGTTCCGGTTTCACGAGGGCAGCGAGGACCAGCTGCCCGATCCGCTGATCGAGGCCGCGGAAGGCCACGGCCGGACGCCGGCCTTTCGCGGGCTGGCCTATCTGGTGTTCGAGGATCTGCCGCTGGAAAACTTCGGCAACCGCATCCCCAACATCACCGCCGAGGTGACGTTTAACGCGCAGGACGCCTATCCGGCGCTCAAGAGCACCAACCTGCCGGGCGGCCCGCTCGACAGCGTGCTGACGAGCTACGGGGCCACCGACTTTCAGCGCCAGCGCCAGCTGATGCTGACCCCGGACGGTCTGCGGCTGTTCGATCTGCGCACGCTGGAGGAACTGGCGCAGGCACGGCCCGAGGATATGATTTCCGACGCGCTGGCCGAGGCGTTGAACCTCTACAAGGACAATTTCGGGTTCGATCACTGCTTCATCGGCGGCGACGGGTATGCCTACACTCAAGTCGGCATCAGCAACACCAAGCCGATCGTGAAGATCGATCTCGACGCGATGGCGATCGTGGACAGCTTCGGGCGCCGCAGCAGCAGCCTGAGCAACAACGCAGGCGGCTTCGTATCACTCACGACACTCGGCTGGATGCGCGCGCTCAGCCTGACCGGCCCTGTCGATGTCCTGATCGCCTCGGGGCGCTTCGGCGGCGGGCATGGCTGCGTGCGGGCCGACACCATGGAATTCCTCGCCAATCTGCCGCGCATGGGACCGGGGCCGACGAATGTCGAGAACATCGTGCAGGGGCGGGTCGGTGAGGGCCTCGGCGAGGCGTGGATCCTGCGCACGTCGAACACCGGCACGGCCAGCACCATTCCCATCGAGCGGCTCCGCCTGCGCCCGGGCGCACCCCAGCCTGTCGTCGAGAATGCCGGGCACTGGTCTCTCGGTCCGGCCGACATTCACCCCGAGGCGACAGGCTTCACATACGAGCCGGCCGGCGCGGTGTATGATCCGGTGGATGACGCGCTGGTCTGGATCAGCGCGCTCGCGTTTCCGGACGCGATGAGTGATCTCGCCGGGCGCTATGCGGTCAAATGGCGCCCTGATGACGGGGTGATCTGGGCGACGCGGCTGTCGCTCTTCGCGTTTTCCACCAGGCGCAAGGAGAACATGGCCATCGCGAAGTCCCGCACCGAGGGCCGGCGCATGGCGTGGCATCGCGAGCCGCAGGTCAGCCAGGTCGATCTGCGCACCGGCGCGGAGATCCTGTTCACCGAAGGGGTTTTGCCGCGGGGCAGCATCTTCGGCGGCGGCGAGGCCGCGGGGTATGATGCCCGCTCGGACACGCTCACGGGCTATGTGCAGACCGGATCGGCCGCAACCCGGCTGTTTCTCAACCGCACCGCCGGCGAAGGGGTGACACCGGGCAGCCTCATTGCGGATATCTGCGCCCGTGTCGGGCTGGGGATGGCCGATATCGATGTATCGCAGATCGGTACTCCGGTATTCCGGGGCTATGCCATCGGGCGGCAGGGCTCGGCGCGGTCAGGGATAGAGCCGGTGGCGCAGGCGTTCTCGTTCGATGCGGTCGAGTCCGATGACCGGATCCGCTTTGTCCCGCGCGACGCGGGAGGCCTTCGAGGCGCCGCTTTTGACCGCGGACGATCTCGTGCCGGCCCGCGAGACGGGCCGCGTCGTGCAGCTCC